ATTTTGTTTATCTTCTAATGCATCTAAAGATTGGCGCAAATTTTTATGTTCTTTATCAAACTTCGTCCCAATACAATCAATATCTTTTTTTAATTCAGAATAGTTATTTTCAAGTCGATCAATAGCATCCTTGAATGATGACCCACCATTATTCTTGAATTCAGCCTTTAATGGCTCTATCTCAATAACTATAAGCTCCCTTACCTCTTCTCTAAACTTATTGGTAATCCAGCGGATAAGTCCAGCAACTGCTCCAATAAAGAGTATTATAGGCCACAATGAACCAAGGTCTTTAGCTATAGAATCAAGCCATAAGGGTAGCTCTGCCATAAGGATAGATAGCATATTAGTAGACCTTTCGGATACCTATTTTGTGGTATTTATTATTAGTAATAATTTATTTTTAGTAGAAACAATATAAATAAAAAAAGGCCTCCGAAGAGGCCTTTTCTGTATAAAAATTCATATTCAATTAATAATAGCATCCCATGTTTGCGGCCCGCAGATACCATCTACCTGCAGTCCGTTATCAGCCTGAAATCTCCTTACGGCATTTTCGGTTGCTGGTCCAAAAACACCATCAGTAATGAGCGCATAGCCTATGCCATTAAGCCCAGCTTGGAGGATCTTTACCGATCCACCCGATGAACCACTACGTAGTGTTTGCTGGCGTGCTGAATTCAGCGCTTCAAAGAATGGATTAGTTGGCGAAACTGCCTGCAAATTGCTAAGGAATGTAAATAAGCCATCTGTTGCAGTTTGCGTCTGTGGGCCCCATACTCCGTCTGCCGGAACCTTTAGGTTAGACTGCCACTGTGTAACAGCAGAAGCCGTCAGGGGGCCATATACGCCGTCCTGAGGGACTCCTACGAGCTTCTGTATTTGCTTTACCTTATCACCTGTTGACCCAATTGTATAAACATTACCAGCAGGAAGGGAAGGTGCGGGAACAAATGGTGGAGGGGTTACATTGCCTCCACTAGCATGCCTGATAATAGCTTCTATAAGAAGTTGATCTAATCTTCCACGCTGAGGATGCCTGCTCCAAGAATCTGATCTATCCCAAGGCTGAACATCTCCATGACAAGCAAGGCCTGGACCGTTTTTGACACCTTCACCAATCCATCGAGCCGAAGCAATTGGGTCAAATCCATTTCTTTGCCAAAAGGCTGCAATTTCTGCGCCACATCGATCAATCTCTGTTTGTGAGTATGGATTATCTGCATCTATGTCAGTAGACCTAGCAGCTATAGCAATCATCCAGCAGCGGCTATTGTAACCAGACGCAGCAACGCCAAATGCAGTATAGTCATCTGGCATCATCATTACGGTCGAGTTAGTATCAACAAGACAATGGTAAGATCCGGGATCATTGCGCCTGGAAATAAATCCAGCGGTATTTTCTGCGGAATCATCTCCGCCAGCACCCTCCGTAGTGTGTACTACTACGCCACCAGAAAGGCCACCATTACGTGACGCCCAAAATTGCTGACTAGCAGGTGGGTTATCTAATAAATAAAAACTCATATTTTCTCCTATTTTATTTTGAGTTTGCTGATTTCGATCAGGCAAAACATCCCTTTTTCTTGCGCGGTGCGAAATGTTTTTCCTTACAGTTGCAGTCGTGACCTAACATGCAGTCAAATGGTTTATTCGCGTTTTCTTTTCTGTGGTAATGGCCGCAATTAATGCAGAAATCACGCCCAAAAGATATGTCATATACACTAGTATTCATTATTCTCCAAATCTACTTAGTATTGAGATCATCTTCCATTAATGTTTCCATTAATTTAAGTCTAATTTTATTAAAATGTTCCCGAACAGTATTAGGGTGTTCAGTGATGCGCTGCGCTATATCACTTGACTTATATCCATCTACAAATCTCCACTTTAGGAGTTGTCTTTCCTGTATTGATAATCGGTCAAACGGAAAAATCGTAGTATCACCTATGACCCAAAATTCATCAATGATTTCAGGGCCTAATAAGTCCTCTACTGACGGTTCCGGTGGAGCGGTAAAACCTTGTGGCCTATTCTCATCATCCTGGTCGCCAAAGTCCTCGTCCGATATAAGTGGGAATGTTTTTCGTCCAAGTTGGTCTATTAAAAAAGTCTTAACATGTTTACTTAAAATGAAATAGAAATAGCTATATATATAGCCACTAAAGGGAACATAACCACCAGCCTTAGATTCTGTCCTCTTATAGTTCATTAGGCACTGAAGGAATGCAAGGTTTACCGTCTGTCTTGTATCCTCTTCATCGCCATACCTTTCGACCATATAGCGGATACCTTGTATGGTTTCCTGCACTTTTGCGGCACCAACCGAATTTAGTTTATTGCGCTTTAGGTAAAAACCAACGGTCTTATCGGGAACAAAAAGATTAATAAACTGACGGATGTCGTAATCAGATAGTTTATATTTTCCGTAATATAAGAGTGTTACGTATTTGCTCAAAAATGGATCAAAAATCTTTAATAGCTCCATCTGAGATCTACTGTCACCAAGCTTTGCGCTACTTATTAAATCCTGTATCTCATCTTCCGTCAACGCATAGTATTGATTTGATACATCTTTCTTAACCTTAGTCTTAGCCCTAGCCATATACTATATTATCCAATTCTTTAGGTGACTATACTCCTGATATATGTCATCATAATAAGCATATATTGGTATGTCTAAACTTTTAAAAAACTTTGTTGAATCTACTTTATCATTTTTAGGTATAGCTTGCAGCTTTTTAAACTCATCTGGATAATATTTCTTAAATCTTTTAATCTTAGTCTTATCGACGGACGATAAATAACCTTTTACTTCTATCCAAATATTTTGTTTTGGAAGCCATATATCCGGTGTGTAGCCTCTTGTTCCGCGTTTAATCTCTTCGAAGTAAAAAACTTGTGGCTCATATTCCCATTCAATCTTTTTATGGTTCAACCACAGCAAGACATTATTTTCCCAACCGCTTCTGACTGACGTATTTAAGTATGGCTTATATCCACCTTTAAAGCGATTAGCCATAGGAATGTTTGTAGAAGTTTTAGTGCTCTTTTTTTTATCCAATGTATTACCACTACTTATAACTATTTTTGTATTTTGATGATTATTTTTTATTCCGTATTTTAAAAGTAGGGTTTCAACTACACCAGCTCCAATACCTAATGATTCGGCAATTTTCTTAGGATTACTAGCTTCAATTAAAGGATTCTCTATCTGTTCTTTTGTCGGATAACTAAGTCTGAGCCATTCTTTTTCGCACCAATCGGAGCAAAACTGCAACGGATTCTTTATGGTTAGATTTTTTTGTGCTCGGAAAATTATTCTGCACTCCCCGAATGCACATACCCTTAAAATGCTTTTAGTTCTTTTCCCACTGTTAGAGAAACCCAAGAAAATACTTCTCTCACGAATTGCATTCTCTGTCTTGTCAAGATATAATGACAACTCCTCGTAAGAGAAGCGATCTATATTCTCGACTAAGAATGTATCCTCAACCGGGGACCAGGATATAGTCATGGTAACACCTACTTTTATATCAACATACTTAAATTTTACATCAAAAAAGAAAAAAAATCAATATAAAAGTTGAACTGAATAACACAAGGATGATAGAGTACCGAACATGAATACAAACATAACACTTAACGAAGCAATTACCCAGAGTATCAGTGACAGCGTTTACTGTGAATTAGTTGATATGGGCATCGATGAGACCAGCGCTTACGATCTGTCCCGTGAGAATTTTGATCCAATTGAAATTATGGCAAATGTCAATCTAGAAAGTGCGCTCTTCTAAGAGCGCACCCTCTTAGCCCCAACGGAACAGGTTCCATTGACGGCATAGTCGCAAAAGTTGCAAATAAATGTATTACCAGTATAAGAAAAGTTATTCTTATTAATTAGTTTGTCAACCAATTCAATAATCAACGTCTCAATCTGCTGAAGGTCATCTCTAGTGAAGAGGTGGCCTTTTTGCTTTCCTGACCGCAGATAATACAGCGAAGCGTAGATTTCCTTACCCGGATAAAGCTTGTCCATAGCTAAAGCATAAATGCCTAACTGTATGTTTCTATGGATGTTTTTCTGAGCTTCTTCACGCTTGCCACTCTTGTAGTCAGTGATGTACAGCTTATCTCCGACTATATCTACTCTATCAATATAGCCCGATATTAAAGCGTTGCCTATGACTAGACTAAAACCTTTTTCTTTTTCCTCTATCGCAAATGACTCACCGTTGTGTCTATCGATAAATTCGATTAACATTGTTTCGCCAGCAATTAATAGGTCATCAGGTATTTCATTATTTGGATCATAATTAGGTATATGCTTATGGTATTCATCTATATAATCGTTAAGATGACTTTTATCAATTGTTTCATTTGGTTCAAGTTTCTCTTCTAGAACCTTATGGAGTATATTACCCAGTGTTGCTGCAGCTCCAAAAACTTGGGGTTCTTTTAAGATATATGAAAAGAAATATTTTGCCTCACACATATCTAATGTATTTAATCTAGAATAACTTATTGGTATTAAAGATAACTTTTCGAAATCATTTAATTCTTCTAAAAGCTTGACTGTCATTATATAATTAAAACCTTTTTAATGATGGATCTATAGTGGATGCCGCAATTTGTGGATCAATAGGCCATCCAGCGGTGTTTAGGCTGTTAAAAAAATTGATAGGATTATTTATCAGATCTGAAAAATTAATCTTTGTAAGCGTCACATTTGACGCAGAAAGTAGTATTTCCTCCACTTGACTCAGTAATGCTGTCCGATCAATAGTAGATGGGGCGCCAAATGACCGCGTGTATGAGGCTGCGCTTTCTTCTGGATCGCGAGACGTCAAAACTACACATAATGGTTCAATACTTGCATTAAAGTAGAAGGCTTCGGGAGCGGCTTTCATAACACTTCCATCAGGGGTGTTTCCAATCCATTGAGATATTGGAGCAAACATCGAATCATGCGAAAAATATCCCCATGGGTTTGGATTATATGCTGGGTCAAGTTCACGCGATCTAATAAGGTCGTCTACCGATAGATCAATATAGGCGGGTATGGACGACGATTCAGTAACTGCACGAACTATTGCAGAAGTACCAGTTCGATAAGATCCACAAACTATATATCGCATTATTTGACCCCCAATAAAACGGGCCAAAAATAATAAGGACTATTATTAATAGTTGCGCTACGCGTACCTGTTGCCCCAGATGTTGTTAGCTTTTCTGTTCCAATAGATAAGTTTGCGTCAGTTGCGGAGGAAGACTTGAGTGATACACGTGTAGTCATTGATCCGGGAAGAGTTATTTCTGTCCCACCCGAAACCGCAGGCCCCCAAGCAGGAAAGAAACCAAGAAGTAGATCATTATTTGCTGTTGTCGTAATCGAAGGTGCGGGGTTTGTAAGCCCACCTGTTCCAACTACGTCTATTGATGTAGCACCAGAAATAGACACTATAGAAGCTAAACCATGTATCCAGTTGGACCCACCAGACCAAGTGAATGGGGACTCTGACGCTCCTGCAGTTTTAGAAAAAATAGATAAATAAATACCATCTCCGGAAAACTGACCATTTCTTATACGCTGCGTCCACCCTGCGTAACTTTCTGTTCCATAAGTTCCAGCTTTTGTATCAAAATTCATCCAAACAGCCAATAAAAGCAAGTCTCCTAAAGAGGTCCCAGTAGGTACACTAATATTAAAAGAGCCAGAAGTGGATGTGGCAGTTGAAGCAGACCTGAATTGTGGCCCAGAAACTACTTGACTATCAGAATATGAAGAAGAAACTATACCCAATCTACTAGGCACTTAAGTCACCTACTGCTATATATGTGTCAGTGCTTATGCAAATTAATGTTGCGGAAGAATATATTGCCCTAAGCTTTAATCCGGGTGTACCATTTATGGTTGCGGTCCCACCTATTGTAACTTGACCGGAACCAGTCTGGATAATATCTATTCTTTGCCCCGGACTTAAACCAAGACCTGTATTGATATTTAGCGTCATAGCTGTAGAGCTGTTATTCAACAATAATAGAGCTCCATTGTCACCAGAAATAGCAGCGTAAGCGTTGGAGGTGATTGTCGGAGTCTTTATCGTTTGAGAACTCAACCATGGTGTGGTTATAGTAAAGGTTTCTCCAGCTCCGAAAATTATATCTGAATTGTTAACGTTCTGCGTTCCACCCATATAGGATGATGACGTAATTGGTTTTCTTGTTCCGTCCATTTTTATCCTAACTATTACGATGTAACAGGAAATCTGTTACATCATTATTCGATCTTAGTGTATCTAGTAACATTGGAGATATGGTGGCGATGAACTTTTCTTCATCTTTACTCTCAAATGTGTTTGTTATACCAGTTGCCATACAAACCGCATGGAGCATCTCATGTAGTAATGTTTCCGCTTTCATGTCATCTTGCAATTCTGGATCTATGTAGATACTTTGATCAATAGTTGACATGAATCCAAGCGCATCAAGGCTCTCAAACTGAACTTTTGCCGACTCTATAGATTCTTTATCGCATTTAATTTCAAAATTAAAAGGACCTATTTTTACCTTTTTAGGCGTCTTCTTCTGTACCATTGTCTACCTCGTTTAAGTCTACTATTTTATTATTTACCTTGTCCCAAAAAAGCCCTTCGCCAATAGGTACTAGACCCGTATTACCTATCTCCATAAAGTCATCTTCGATATTCATTCAACCTCCTGGAAATCTTCAATAATTAGACCTATTAACTCATGCATAGTCGACAGGTCCTCAAGGTTAACGATAAGTCCCGCTTGTCCTGCTTGGATCCAGAAATCAATAAAATCCGAATTATGTGTCCGAACTTCAACTATAATATTGTTACTTTGAAAGATATCTTTTTTCATCTGTTAGAGTTAAACCAGTCTTGAGTACTTGTACCATCATCGAACGTAACAGCATCCCATGTTGGATCATCCCTACGCTCTCTTTCATCTTTTAGATAAGATTCATAATCTTTTTCATCTTGAGTTTTTTCATCTCTTTTTATCTTGCCCTTAAATGGGTTGTTGGGAAGTCTTACCTGATATAGTTTACCTTCCTTATTTACAAGTTGGAGAATACCCTCAGTACAGCGACATCTGTCGTCTATGTGTGGGACCTTCTGCCCATATTCATCTGACCTACCACTACATCCTAAGCATTCGGGCCTAGTACCCTTTTTTGAGCACCGCCCACATGAACCACACGTTTCCCAGCAATACTTATTTAAAGGATTCCTATAAGTGCCTTTAGGGGCTAAGTACTCCACTAAAACTCTCTTTCTAATTCTGATAATTGTATAATCTTTTGCAGTTGGTCATCTATATCATTAGATGTCAAGTTATTAAACTTTATAGTAACAATAGTATTTCCTTCCGGAAACTCTAAGTAGACCAGAGAATCACCTAGTACTTTAGATATTATATCATTAATTCTCGATAACTGGCTATATTCTGGTTTCTTGGAGGCCTTTAGTCGTATCGGTCGACCCCCATGTAGGATTGAAACATCAAGTTTTTCAATATCTGTTAAGAAAATTTTTGCTATTTGATTCTCTTCATCGCCCTCAAACGAAAGATTGCCAGTCGCTATTACTAGTGAACCCGTTTCGATATGACTATCTGTGACTCGACCAGCATACTTTGGGAAGGCTATAACTTCAACCGTTTTCGTTACGTCATCAATCTGCAACCTATACATTTGTTTGTTGGTCTTTGTCATTATGGGTTGCTTTTTAGAGATAATGCCGCCAATAGTTACAAGATCGCCGTCAGATAAATTGTCTAACGAATCTATATCTGTACTAACTTTTGGTGATATAAAGTCCCAAATCTCGTATAGTGGATGATCAGTAACATAAAGACCTAACTCATCTTTTTCCATCTCTAGCAAATCTAATTTACTTGATCTATTAAAAGATTTCTTGCCAGTTGATAAGTCATCAAATGCGCCAGACTTAATCAAATGCTCTAAGGTTGCCCTATTGATGACCCCCTGCTCACAAATCCTTAAAAACTCCCATATGTTTTTGGAGTCTCTGTTCTTTAGAATTTCGGCAACCTTAGATTCACCTATCCCATCTATAGCAGAGAAGCCAAAAATTATTTCATCACTGTCAGAAATTGTAAAATCAGACTCAGAGATATGAATAGAAGGCGGTAAAACATCTATTTCCATCCTCTTACATTCATTCAGGTATGGCGACAGTTTGTCCTTATTGGTCGCAACAGAAGTCAGCAGTGCCGTCATATACTCTATTGGATAATAATACTTTAACCAAGCGGTGATGTAAGAAAGTACAGCGTATGATGCGGCGTGGGCCTTATTGAAACCGTAGCCGGCAAAGTACTCTATATCAGAGTAAACCTTATTAGCTAATGCGTCAGATGTAGAACTGTTCTTTTTGCATCCTTGGACAAATTTTTCCCTGAATAAATGTACTTTATCCATTAACTTCTTACCCATAACCTTCCTCAGGTCATCGGCTTCCCCGGCGCTGAAACCGCCCAAAACGCGCGCAACGTTGATAACATCTTCCTGGTAGAGCATTACACCACGAGACTGAGCTAAAACGGGTTCTAACTTCTCGTGCGGAACATCTACCTTCTTCCGACCATGCTTTCTATCTATATAAATCTTATCCATACCAGAACCAAGCGGACCAGGCCTATACAGGGAGATTAAGGCCATGATATCTTCAATGCAGTCTGGCCTCATGGAGAGCATCATATCTCTCATGCCTCTTGATTCAACTTGAAAAATGCCCATAGAGTTACCCTTACTGAGGTATGAGTAGACATCTTCATCATTGAGGTTGAGGTTATAACAATCTACTTTAGTCCCATGCCTGCTGTTGATTAGTTTCTCTGCCGTATCTACTACGCCAAGATTTCTTAATCCAAGAAAGTCAATTTTTAGAAGGCCATTTTGCTCTACCCTGTTCATATCCCACTGGGTGACCACAGGCGCATCAACACCCTTTTGCATTACTGGTATATACTCAGTTAAAGGAAGTTTAGAGATAACGACACCAGCAGCATGTATGCCTGTTTGCCTATGGATACCTTCAAGCCCCTTAGCTGTATCTATAATTATTTTTGTATCTTCGTCTGTATCATACTTCTTTTTCATTTCAGGGGAAGCCAAGGCCTCCTCTAATGACTTAGATACACCAAGAACATCCGGTGGGACAAGTTTAGCAATATCGTCACCAATCTTATATTCGTAGCCTAAGACCCTCGCCGAGTCTCTGATAGCGCTCCTTGCGCCAACCGTTCCGAATGTGCAAATATGAGCAACATGGTCATTTCCATATCTGGTGCGAACATAATCAATAACCCTATCCCTGTGTCTGTCGTCGAAATCCAGATCAATATCAGGCATCGACTTTCTGCCTTCAACCAAGAAACGCTCAAATAGGAGCCCAAATTTAATTGGATCTAAATTAGTAATCTCTAAAGCATAGGATATAATTGAACCTGCCGCAGAACCTCTGCCCCAGCCTACTCTTATGTCATTATTCTTAGCCCAGCGAACAATATCGGAAACAACTAGGAAGTAATGGGGGAAACCCATTCGCTTTACTACCCCAAGTTCATGCGTAGCCCTAGCGACCACTTCTTTCGGTATCGGATTGCCATACCTAAACTTCAAACCTTCCCAAACTAACTCTTCCAAATAATCATCAACGCTTTTAGTTTGGGGTACATCGGGAAACTCAGGGAAATGGAATTCATTGAACTCTAAGTCAATATTTACCATTTCAGCTATCAACAATGTATTATTCAACCATTCGCCATCAAAAGTAGCGGCCATTTCATCATATGACTTGAGATAGAATTCATCCCCACTGAAACGAAAACGATTTTCTTGGTCCAAGAACGACTTGGTCCCAGAACATAACATGACATCATGAAAATGTGCGTCGCTTTTATTAACGTAGTGACAATCCCCGGTAACAACTACCTTAGCACCTATTATCTTAGCTATTTCAAGCGTCTGCTCTTTAACCTGTTTCTGCTCCGCTAGACCATGGTCTTGTATCTCTATAAAGTAGTTTTCTTTACCGACTATATCTTGCATAGCGCTAGCATGGCCAAGAGCCGTCTTGAAGTCGCCACGAAGGAGAGCCTGCTGAAGTTCACCATTAAGACAGCCGGATAGTATTATTAACCCCTCAGAATGTTGAGAGATTAAGTCATGATCTATTCTTGGCTTAACATAGAACCCTTCGGTATAGGCCTTAGATGAGAGTTTAATTAGGTTTCTGTATCCTGTGGCATCTTTTGCTAGCACGGTTAGATGGTAGGGGCCCCGTTGTTCCCATTCATTTTTTGCTGGACCTGATCGCTCTTCCTCATCCCTATCGAGGCGGCTTTTGCGTGCTTGGTAAGCTTCGAGGCCAAGTATTGGCTTGATATCAGCTTTTTTGCATGCGTCATAAAAGTCTAGCCAACCGTGTATGTTTCCATGGTCGGTCTGGGCCAAAGACTTCATACCAAGCTCTGCGGCTCTTTCGGCATACTTCTCAACCTTACCATGTCCGTCCAACATAGAAAATGTAGTATGAACGTGTAGGTTGCACCAGTTTTTCACTAAAATCTCTTTCTTAATCTAGTCCTATTTTTCCGCCATCAGTTTTTCGTTTATCTACCGAATACCAACCAAAACCTTTTAGTACGGTTCCGCTAAATGAATAAACTCTTTTCATTATGTTGGGTGGAGTTTGGCAACCGCATTCTATTCTACCATCAGGCGAATCAGTTTCTTTAGTCTTTTGGCAAACTGGGCATTTAAAATCATATTTTGGCATTAGTCAACCACCGGAATCCCTCTGTCCCTCTGAGACTTGTCTATATCCTTCTTTGCCCTACGGGAATCCATAATAGCAACCACTCCCCCACAAATTGGGCAAGACGGCGATAATCCACTATTGGCAAATGGGTTATTTAGCATCCAGTAATCAGACATCCTATTTCGACAATCTGTGCAAAAACCGTGTATAAAATCTTCTTCCTCTGACATTATAGCTCCTAACTATTAGTTGCCCTCTTATAGGCGAATCTTATTGGGGATGGGGATGACTCTTCATCTGTCTCTACATATGAGTCGCCAACTTTAATCCATTTTTTTCGTTTCTCCAAATCACAGTTACCGCAACCTACACCAACCGAATTAGCCCTCTCGCAAGTATAAGGTCTACCGCCTATGCCTAGTTCTCTCCTTTTGATCCAGTCATCGATATGTGCTTGTGATTTCTCAAAATTATAATCACTACAGTTCTTTAGTATCTCGTGAAGATAGAATAACGAATCATCTGTATAAGTAAGTATAGAGCAAAGAAAAAGTCTTTCCTCATGTTCTAGATGCTTTTCTTTTTCAGCCTTATTCCATATCCTCATAATCGAATTGCAGTTCTCGAATAATAATTTAGGGTTGAAGATTTTCTCTTCTTCAACTGTCCTTAATACGGATGTACCTTGTTTCCTGAATCTTTCAAGTAGATATTCTTGTGTATATTTTTGACTTTGTTTTTCTTCTTCTTTTTTGTAGATAAAACCCCTAAACCATTCATTTGATCGAAGATCGAAAAACTGCTCAGGAATATCGTATGGCCTACTCTCCGTGCAATAGTCGATAATTGCATCAAGATCACCATTAATGATATCTATATTAGCTGAAATATCATTCTTAAAAAGATTAGTTTTTTGGTGTCTAGAGTTAGGTAGTCTCCACATTCTACGCTTATCATAAACTGAGAAATCTAATGTTTCTAAATTAAATTTTTCTTTCAAATTATTAGCTATATAACGGAAAAGTTCTGCCAATTGGTTGCCTGGAGTTATACCTAGTGTTAATGGTTCTAGTTCTATATGGAAACCTTTTGATCCGGTAAAGTAAAAACGAATAGCAGACTTTGGTATAAACTCTGAAAAGTAGTTATATAGAATTTTTGCTTCTTCATGCGACTTATGTAAGTCTGAAGAGTCTAGATCAAAGTATAGTGGACCTAATCTAATAGATCCATCAATACTAGGTTCATTGTATTGGAATACAGAAGTATAGATGCCTGTATTATTATTAGCTTCGGCATAACTGTTGATATCGTTAATATCGATGAATACAGGGCTATCACCAGATTTATCCCTGATTACCCTGTTGAGATCGGGAACATATCTAGCCACTTCAACATATTTCCATTGATTGGTATATTTATCTCCACCGTCAGGTAATCTCATCTACCTCAACCAATCCTTCTATTTCATCTAAAGACCATAATATCTTTTTCTTTAATCTAAACATATCCTTATGGGTCCTGTAATAAGTACCTTGTTGAAATATAAAGTCGAAATTTTCTATTAACCAATTTCTTTTTTCAAGACGTTCGTTTTTTAAACTCAAAATATCCCCTTGCGAGATCTATCCATTTACCATCTATTTTACAGCCATAACATTTGAAATAATGAAATGATCTATCACTATTATATGTCAAGGAGTAAGCCTTGATAGTATCTCCGCATTTGCACTCAACATTAGTATTCCAATCTTTACTTCTTAAAGCAGCCATCTATCTATTCTTATCTCATCACCATCAATAATCCAATGTAGCCTTCCAGCTAATGCATTGGCATTGGCTAATATAACTTCTTCAGCAGAACTTGGTCTAGTTTCCGGAATCGAAGATCTGACTCCTTCATGGCAACGAATTATACGAAGTATTCTTTCCGCCAATTCATCCTCCAAGAGCATAACACTTGACTGTGTCTCCGATAGGAGTAGGTCGTGTCTTTTAGCCCTCTTATAAAACTGATCTACAGTATAGGGATGAAACTCATCGTAACTAATAAGTTCATCTTCCATCTGTATCCCCTTAGTTATGTCATGTAGTATACATGCGGCTATTACTAGGTCAACTTCAAGATTTGAGAATATATAATTTTCACACATTATTAAGGCTATTCTAACTACGCGTTTTGTGTGCAATATGTTTCCATATTCGTTATCTTCATCTGGTGGATGGTATATGCTAGCGAAACTGCCTGGAATTTTCCAGAATGTATCCGCCTTAAGCAGCATTGATCTAACGAATGAAGAAACCGACGGATCCTTAATGATGTCTAGCTCTTCCATTAGCGGCTCAAGTATAGCATCTTCTATATCTCTATCGCTTACATTATTATCAGAATTATTAATTATCTGATTTAAGATTCTTTTTTTTTCACTCATTTTATCTTATGTTCTACAGACTTAAACATATTATCAATGCATTGTGCTAGAAATGTATTTGGGTCTTCTTTAGAGTAATTACATAAAGCCATTAATTTTTTAGTTGTTTTTTCATCAAATATTACACCAAATCTTGATTTCATTTGCGATTCACCAACATATCATTCGTGACGCAAAACTCTTTACAAGGATTATCAAATGGGCACTTCTTGCAATAGTGGGTCAAACCTCTTCTTGGTGCGAATACTGATGTACTAGCTATTTCATTAGACCAATAAATCAGCCCATTAATATCTGCTTGAGTTACCTCAATCTCTATGAGGCCACCCTTATTTGACCCAATATCATAGGCATAGTACGAAATGTCAAGATCCTTGCCTATATTCTTATTTGTAAATGCGTAACTTAAGGTAGAAAAATCTATGTTGAGTGAACTAAGATTAGGTCTCTTTGGTGATGCTAGCCATTTTATTATCGAAATCTTTTTAGTTTTCGGATTTCTCAAAACAAGATCAAAAGTACCAGTTAAATGTATTCCCTTATCAAGAGCAACTGTATAGTTTTCATTGATGATTAATGGGTCATTAATATCTGTAGAAAAGTCTTCATAGAATTTCATAATACAACTTACAGCTTTTGTATTCATACTGGAAATATTTCCCCATAGCGACTCGTGTTTCTCTACGGCTATATCATAAGCCGATACGTCCTTAGGGAACCAGAGTTTCTCCCAACGGTTTAATATCGCAGAAAGAGAAGGAACAATCCCACCTTGTCTTTTATAGAAAAAGAATGCAGCTAATTTCTTAAGTGTATTCTCATATCTTAGTGACATCATGTCACGGGATGGGATTGGTTCATATAGCTTCTCTATGTTCCTATAATTATAGAGAAGAGCACATGTTTGGTAGTCCTTAATAGATTCGGCCGTAAGTTCTGTTAATTCAAATTCATGCATGTATATCTCCTAGACCAAATATTTCAGTCGCTAAAATTTTTGATGCGTCATAATCTGGCATATCATCAAATTTCATCTCAAAATCTTTATAAGATTTGCTATTATCAAGATCGGAAGAG